CATTGGCTGCAGCAAGGGCTGCAAGTCTGTTTGCTTCCGCTTGTGCTGCGGCTGCTTGTTCTGCAATCATTGCTGCTGCTTCAGCCTGTATCCTTGCTGCCTCTGCTTGTTGTGCTGCTGCTTGGGCTGCAACTTGTGCTGCAATTTCTGCTTCAGTTGGTCCAGTTGGTACTGTCACTGTTGATGTTTCGCTAGGCGAAGGCGTTGTTACGGTTGTTGTTTCTGTAGGAGTTGTAACCGTTGTAGTTTCGCTGGGTGTTGTTACAGTTGTTGTTTCGGGTGTAGGTGTAGGTTCTGGAGCAGGGGCCACATATGTAGAACCAGTAACAACATTTGAATTTGCAGAGTAAAGGGAGAAGGTATCGTTATCTGATCTAATATGAAATGACCAGACTGTTCCTGCTGGCATAAGTCCATTTAGCAAGGAATGGTCAATTGTAATTGTTGTATTTAAAGAGTTTGGTCCGCCAACATTTCCAGTAGCAATTCCCCAGCCATTGCATCCAGTACAATTAAAACTAATTGCATATCTTTCTGGTTGTGTGTTTCCAGTATCAGGTGCTTCCCAATTTAATACTGTTGATGTATCGCTGCTTACTATAGTTAAATTTCTTGGAGGTCCTATTGTTTTTACTACTGGGGCTGCCTGCGAAGTAAATGCTGATGCTGGAATAATATCCATAGATCCAGATTGATCCCAATGAAGGAATACATTTGCTCCCCCGCCATTTTCATAGTACATCAATTCTATAGTTTTTGGAACTCCTGCTGTAAAAGAAACTGGAGCACTTGTAGTTCCTCCACCACCTTTATCAACCCAATCATTTGTTATTAAAGTTCCATCAAGATATAGTTTAGTTCCATCATCTGCTGTTGCTAAAAATGATATTTCTTGGGTTGTATTGCTAAGTATTGATCCTGTAAATCTTACAATGACATCTTCTGCTGGACCACCAAGAACACTTCCACCACTCCATTGAAAATCAATATTGGGTACAGTTGTTACTAAAGTTGGAGACATTCCTTGTGGTATATAGGGAGAACCATTTTGACCTTGCACACTATAGACTTCTGCAGTTAAACCTTCTGTTGCATGGGCTTTGTCTGAGTGCCCGAAAAATAAAGACCCGACGACAAGGCCTAAAACAATTAAGAATCTAAGTGATTTTTTCAGTTTCCCTTCTCCTAGGTCAACATTGTTGACTACTATATTATAACATTATATTAAAAAGTGAGCAGTTTATAGACAACTACTCAGGTCTATCGTTCACGGGTATTAGCCTAACGACTCTCATTTAGAGCATCCGTATTAAATATAGCCGATCAATGTTTCATAATCTCTATAACTATATATTATACGGAATTATTTAATCTTTATAGATTTTGGTTTCTTTTCTTCTGGAACATTACGTGTAACTTGAATGTTTAACATTCCATCAGTTAGATCAGCAGTTGTTACTTCCATATATTCACCAAGAGCAAATGAACGAGTAAACTTACGAGCAGCGATTCCTTTATGTAATACTTCTGCATCTGTTACTGTTGTTTGTTCTCCTTTGATGATTAATGTTCCTTTATCTACCGCAATATCAAGGCTTTCTTTGCTGAACCCTGCTACTGCTAGAGTGATAGTATAATTGTCATCATCTAATTTAAGTAGATCATATGGTGGAAATCCACCTGCATTAATTGAATGTGCTTGGTTTAATCTATCTAATTCTCGATTAAATCCAATAAAAAAAGGATCTTTGAAAAGATCCATAGCGAACGTTGTTACCATTTTCTTTCTCCTTTTCAGCGAGTTATTTTATATCCCCGTTAGGCGGATACTATACTATTATAACACAAAAGGCAGGGAACTTATGTTACCCTGCCCAAAGTGTTGGATTATTTATTTCTTTTGTAGTTTTGCTACAGACTTGGTCAATGCGCTAACAGACTTCATCAAAGATGCGATCTGTGTAGTCAATGAATCGATCAAGGTTGCAACTGAGGCCTGTAGCACAGTTACCTGTGTTGCAAGAGCCTTAACTGCTGCGTTTGCAGTTGCTACATCTACCTTAACAGAGGCTACTGAATCAATAACGTTAACTGCTGGAAGAGATACAGTTGCAATTGCAGTGCTCTCTCCTTTAGCAAAACCAGTTACTGGAGTGTCTGCTATATCTGCTGACTGTGCAATAGTTACAAGAGATGCAATGATTCCAGCATCTGCAAGTTTTCCATCAAAGGATTGTAATATTGCAGAGGCATTTCCATTAGCATCAGTTACTGCTGAAGTTGAAGTTACTCCGTTGCCAAAGATTCCCTTAGAATCAACTGCAAAGTTAACACTAATTCCTTTAACTGGATTTCCCCAACCATCTTTAACAGTTGCAGTTACTTTTCCACTAGCAGTTGTTAATGTAATGTTTCTTGCTGTTGTTGCAACTGCATCATTAACAGTAAAGGTTGCAGTTTGTGTCAATCCTCCACCAACAACAGTTACTGTTGCAAGTCCAGGTTTCGTTCCAATTGCTGTAAATTCTTGTCCGCTTCCGATAGTAACAGTCTTTAAATCTCCTGTTAATGGACGAACAGTAGGTGCAGAAGTTCTAAGAACAACTCCGTCAGATGCAGTAACAACAAGTGCTACTCCAGAGACAGAAGTTCCTGAAGCATTCTTTAATGATGTTGCAATAGTTACTGCAGATGCAGTTCCTGCTGTTGTTGCTTGAACATCTTTTAATACTTTAACAGTCTCTGTGCTTCCACCAGTTAGTGTTAGTGATGCATATGATCCCGTTGCAGAATAGGTAACTGTAAGAACATTTGCAGATGTTAGCAGACCAGTTGAAGTTCCTGGCGCAGTAACCTGAATGGTTAATGCATCAACAAAGTTTGTTGTTGAAGTGCTTGAATCTTTAAATGTAATCGTTGCATCTCCATTGATATCAGTAACTGAAGTTGCAATTGTTGTTCCAAAGTTTCTGCTTGAAGAAGACAATGTTCCAGTAACAAAATAATATTGCTGAGGAGTGTCAAAGTTATTCTTTACATTAATCTTAAGGCTTGTGGTATCTCCACTTTTAACTACAGAGTTTGTAATTGATGCACTTAATAATGATGTAGAAATTCCAGTTGTTCCTAATGCACCCTGAGAAACTGAAGGAGCAGTATAGGTTACTGTAACAACAGAGTTTCCTGTTGCTAGAGCAACTGTAATTGTGAATGATCCACTAGCAGTAGTAGCAGAAGTAACGTATGTTCCAATTCCATTAGTTCCAATAACTACTGGATATGTTCCATTTGTAATTCCAGCAACGCTAGAAGATGTAATCTTAGCATTAACAATCGATCCTGCTGTTCCGCTAATTGACCAACCAAGTGTTGATGCAGAAGAGGTACTAGCAAAATATGTTGTTGATGTTGGTGTCTCAATTGCAACTGGAGCAACATACTTAACTGTAGATGTTGAAACTCCGATGGCACTTGAAAGAGCAACCTTTGTTGCAGTTGCTACTGGATTTGTTGTAAATGTTACGACTTTGGCAACTGATGGAGTTAAAATTCCACCTAAGTTAAATGTAAGAGTAGAACTTGTTGAACCAGTGTGCTTAGCATGAAGATCATATGATCCTGTTGATGCTGTAAGTGAGTCTGTTGACTCTAAGAATGTGTTTGTTGTTGGTGTTCCAGATCGGGAAGCGGTTGTTAAAACACTTCCTGGAGCAGTTAACTTACCTTTTGTTACAGTTAACGTTTCTGTTGATCCAACTGCAATAGTTGAAGAAACTGTAATTCTTTCTAGAGAATTACGAAGTAGTGTTGGAATACCATTGGTATCTTTAAGTGTAATTCCAAGATCGACTGAAACATCTCCTGCTGTTACTAAAGAAGAAGAACTTGTTTCTAATGAAACTGGAGTTCCTCCAACCTTAACATCTGCGGTAAAGTAAGCCTCTCCACCATCAATGGTTGAGTTTCCGCCAATTGTGTTTCCCACGTTGTCAATCCATAATAAAATTTTATAAGTTCCTGGAGTTCTAAATGCGTTTGACAAAACGCTTACAGAATCAACCGTAACTGTTTCATCACTTCCGCCTAGAACAACAGTTGCTGCAGTATTGTTTGATAAAGTTGCAAGAGCCACAAGAGTGTCTCCAACTGTAATTTGAGTTGTTGCGTCTACTGTTGCTGGTGTTGGATTTGAAATAATACGACCACGAACAGTTACTGTTTCGCTTGCCCCAGATGTATCTGAAAGAGCAATCATTGAAACAGAGACCTTGTTATCTGCTGCAGTTGCTGATGCAACGCCATTAGATAATGATGATGAACGGTTTGGAACGGTATCTACTGATAGAATTCCAGTAATTGCTGCATTGGCTGGGGCTGATGTAATTACAGACACTCCAGACAGGGCAAGCGCACTAACTGCTGTAACAGCAATCTTTTTAAATAAGTTCATTTTTCTCCTATAAGTTAACATGATTTTAGCCTTTATGACTATACCTTATTATAGCAGATATATAAGAACTGCGTCAAACTGACTATAATAAATTAAACTTTCCCAAAAACTCTTCAACATCTTTTGGCATTTGCATATTACGCTTCTCTTCTCTTTCTTGAAACTCCTGCCTATTTCTTTCTTTTGCAGCACTCCCCCAAGTATGTACATCAATTTCTAAGTTTAAATCTTTTTGTGTATGTGCAATTGCTCCATAGACTGCACCACAAACAGCATCTGCTAAATCTTTAGATGATTTACGTGGGTGATCTACTCTGTTACCTTTCATAATCTTTAACTCAGAAAGTTCCTGAAGCAATAAATCAATCTGTGGCATTGCAATTCTTTCTTCATAAACCATCATTGCTAAATCTTCATAATGTTTTTTAGCAACTGAGACTGTATCTGTATTTATTCCAACAGCCTTAAGTTCATTTTGAATGTCAAACGATTGCCATCTATCAAAAGATACAATACCAATGTTAAATCCTTGCCTTCTTAGGTTAATGATCCATTGTTTTACTTCAGATAAATTTACTGGTCCCTCGATTTTTGGCTCCCACCATGCAACGGCATCCACAACAACAACGGGTGCAACCTGTTCATAATCTTTAATAACTTGAATGTTAACCCATTTATCAACGTGTGCAATAGCAACAGCACACTTATCATGCTTTTGTGCAAGGTCTGCGTGTATATAATATGTTTTGTCTGGATCTGGTTTAAAAGATTCATCAAACCTTCTATTAGAATCTAGTGGGTTTCTTAATGTCATACACTTAACTAACTTATCTTTTTGTTTAAAAAATGCATCTGATGAAAATGTTGGGATACATGCAAAGCGCATCATTGCATCACCTAAGTCTGTATAAAATGCATGTTTAAAATCTTCAATACTTCTTGTTGGGTTTACTTCCCATGTTGGTCTTTTTAATGCTAAGATTCCAGGAAACTTATATGAAATAATATAATCTTCATCCCAGGAAATTTCAAATGAATTGTCTGGGGTGTCTCCTAGTTCTGGATTTAAAATAAACTTATGGGTTTTTTCAACAACTTCTTTTTCAGCAATTACGCTATCATATTTTTCCGATATAAAGTCTCCTGGATATCTTGGAAAAGAAAGCAATACAACCTTGCCAAGATCTGGAAAACGAGAGTCTACAGAACCACGAAAGGCTTTGTAAATGTTTTCTGCAGTCTTTCCCTGTTCATTGCCAGTTCCAACTTCAGAAGCAAATCCAGAAATTTCATCAAGTACTGCAAGCAATAAGTTTAAACCTTCATGAGACTCTCTTTCTGAGTGTCCAGAATAAACGGTTATTGATTGATCAAATTCAATAGAGTCTGCTTTTGCATTATACTTTCCTGAAAACCAAGGAGATTTTTCAATTTTATTTTTAAATCCTTTGAAAAAAACGTTCTTAGCCTGTTGAGCATTTATAGCAACGTTAATTAAATCTATTGCATCTCCGCTTGGTTTTCCGAAGTATCTTGCGGGGTCTTTAAGACATAATAACTTATAAACAATATAGGCACAAGCCACAGTCGAAGTAAAGTCTTTGCCACTACCCTTCCCAAGTTGTAGAATAATTTCGTTTTTAGTAAATTTGTCATAATATTTTTTACCTTCCACTGTTCCCATTATTTTTTCTAAATCTTCTTGTTTGTATATTTGGCTCATTGCTTCAACAATTTCATATTGTATTTTTGATAATGGTGGCTGACCTAAATAGTTTGGAGACTCAATAAATGTTTTAGCATCTACTGGAATTTCTAAAAAATTATTGTCTTCAAGTACTTCTAAAAACTCATTGAACATCGTGGACAATTGTTATTACCTCATTATCTTTAGCAATAGATGACAACCTTTTCATAATTTCATCTCTTACTTGTGGGTACTCAGAAGCAATATCACGTAATATGCCAATCAATACTTCTTGTTTTTGTTCAACCTCTAGGATCTCTTCTGCTAATTCTTTATTTTCTAGCAACCCTGCTTTTTGTAGCATATCAATTCTTTTAGATTCAATATCTAATACTAATTTAATTGCGTTAGTCTTTGCTCCAAGATTATTGTTTAATCCAGCCTCATCAATAACTTCGTAGGCTTTAGAAATTAACTTACCATAGTGTTGATCTGCTGCTGCTAGGGCTTCTTTTGCTCTTCCTCGAATTGCATCGTTAGCAGAAGCCATAACTTTCCACTCATTTATAAGCGCAACAACTCTAACTCTAGGCATACTTAAATCTTTTGATATTTTAGTTGGGTCACTGCCCTTTAAATATTCTTCTACTACTTTATTAATCTGATCTAGATGTTCAATAAGTTCAACTTCAGTTGACATGATTTAATCCTTCAATTCTATAGATTTCATCTTGAATATAAAAAATTGCTTTCTTTAAATCTTCAACATGTTTGTCTTCATTTTTTAATCCTGCTCTCCAAAGATACTTGATAGCATTACCTATATTAAAATTTCTATGCCTAGTTATCTCTAAACACTCAACGCCAGATGGGTCTGTTGTATAGTGTGCTGGATGGCTAACTTGATCAACCGTAATGTTTAAATTATCGCTCATCGTTTAGACTTCCTTAATCCAAATTTTGCAAGGTAAACGTAAACAGTCTCTACTGTACATCCACACTCCTTAGCAATCTCTTCTGGAGTCTTTTTATCCATAACATATCGTTTACGCATAAAGACTTCTGATGTATACAGTTTAGCAGCCATGTTGTTATTTGTCAACCTCTCGCTCAATGATGTCATAATCGTATGAGTTTGAGTCTTCAAGCATCCACTTGTCATAACTTTCAACATCCCATTTATTTGTATTAATAAGCCTTTGTATTACCAAATCTTTTTTTGTTACAAAAGAAGGTTCTTTTAATCTTACACGATTGTTTGGCTGGATAGCAAAATTTCCATCATCTCTTTGAATTACATGCCCACATTTATGTTGTCCTGGATTTTCAGAATATCCATCGTCTAAAATGTTTGTCTCTGGATTATGCCAATCAAGTGTAAACAGATACTTTCCAGGTACAGTTGTTTTATTTCTGTCTGTATAAGACATTCTCATATTGCTTAAATTTTCAAATTTTGTAACTGAAACATATGGACTAAAAGAATTCCATAAAACAAGATTGTGAATTGGTTCTTCTGGAACATCTGGTTTTGTACAAAAAGCATTAATAGGCATTCTCCACCAAATTCCACCATCTTCCATTATAAAATGAAACAATGGGCTTCTACTTTTAATACTTGAAACTCCAAAGATAACACATGGAAAATACTTATCATGACTATCTTCTTGATCTCTTAAAAAGTTTCCACGAACATAACATTCTATTGGTGGAATGTTTGCATTTAACTCTGGCATTACTTGTCAACTCCCATTGCTTTATCCCAGTTTTTTATAGCCCAATGCCCAATACCACAAGCATCCGCTACATCGTTGTCAGTTATAGATCTATCATACTGCATATTAATAAACCTTATTGTTCTTTCTTTGCGTAAATTTCTTTCATAGGTTTTATACCAAGACTCTGACTTTCCAGGATTGGCTGATCGTATGGCAAACTTTTCATCTTTATCAATCTTCTTATTACCAATAAAGTTTTGCCAAGTTATTGGAGAAACTGTTCCTATAACTTTTGTGCCAGTTAATCCTGCTGCTCCTAACAAGGCCCCTTGAACAAGTGCTAAATCTGCAGCAACTTTTGGACTATTCATAAACACGGTATGTTCAATAACTATGGCTTCAAAACCTCCATAATAATCTAAAAATGATTTAGTTTTATTACATGCATCCATAACTTTTTCATAATTTGTGTTACCTTCAAAGTTAATCTTGCCAACTGTACCAAGAATTTCATTGTCAAATAAGGCAAAGGCAAGGCTGTTTGTACTAGCATCAATAGCACATATTTTTTTTGGCTTAACGGCAAAGCCCCATTTATTCTTGTTCATATTGCATATAACCTTTAATTTGATTAAGCATTCTATGTAATTCTTTTGGATCTACCGTGCAATTTGGACAATAGTTAACGTCGTTGTACATTGAAAGGGTAGTTCCACAACCTCTGGCACATTTCCTATCTTTACCAATTCTTTTTTTTCTTTTATTTAATGCCTGTTTGTTAGCAATTTTTACTTTTGTTGCTTCAGTTCTGCAAGTTGGACTACAGTAAATTTGATAACTTACTGTAGCATCAAACATATTCTCGCACCAACTACACGGCTTCACTTAGACCTTCTAGTGGAGCAATTTTAATTACTCCTGGTCCTGCATCAGCGCAGGCCTTTTGGACTGGACAAGCCTTACAAATTTTTGAATTTGCACGATAGTTTTTATTAGGAAGAGTTCTATCTTCCCAAGCCTTGCGTACTTCTCTTAGCCAGTTAAATGTATTGTCTATCCATTGTCTGTAGTAATCATTTACACTTACTGGAATTGCAAGAAGTTCATGGTTATTTTTATTTTCATATAGTAACACTCCATCTTTTTTCTTAAGAATTTTCATATACAAAAGTATTTGAATAAGATGGCCCTTTTTAGCCTTATTCATTCTTTTATAATATTGAAACGCTTCTTCTCCGCATGTTTTAATTTCCAATACAACTTCTTCATCATTAATAACTAAAATACCATCTCCATATCCAAAGATTGGAGGATCTTGGTTACTAATTTTAAATTCAGTTGTTGGCTTGCCAGTTTTTTCATCAGTAAATACTTTTGCTATTCCAGAATTAAGAATTGCGTCTTGAATTCTTCCATGAGATAACGTACCATTGCCCATATTTGCAGCAGAGAATGGAGTAGTCAAGTCATCAAACTCGTTGCCATCAAAGGCTAAGTACCAATATCTAGCACACTCACCAAACCCATAAGCAATTGTTGATGGAGCAAATGTTTTCTTTTGAACAAACTTTTTGTCACGACCCACAAGATAGCCTTTTTCAATAGCCTCAACTAAAGATTTAGTATCTATGTGACTTTCTGCCTTTGTTTGTTTTACCATTACTTGTTGTAGTAAACTTTTAGTCATTATATTCCTTTGTTTAGATAAGTATACACTATCTGGTGATATATTTCAGTGCTGACACTAAATTGTTTACTGCTTCTGCTGCAGTATAGTAAATGTTTTTCTTTCCCCTGTTACTTTTGTCAACATTTGCCATCCAGGTTGCTTTTAGTGCTAACTTAGCAGCAATAGCCTGAAGTCTAACAATTTCTAAGGTTGCAACTTGAATTGGAATATCTGGTTTAATAATAAGTTTGGCAATCATAGTAAGTGCAGTTGTAAGATCTTCATCTTCCATATACTCTGCAATGTCTGATAGATCATTAAGTTGTTCTAATGTTGTTGTGGTTAATTCCATTTTTTTCCAATCGTTTTAATTATTTAATTCTTTTAAATCTTTATTATATATTGTCCATGCGTTTTGCAATCTTTTATTATTTCCTAAACTTTCTATATATTCTTGTCTTTTTTTAAAATTAATACGAGCATCAATAGGATTTATTTTATTAACAAATTTATAATTATCTAAAGGGCAGTAATCGAAACTAATAATTTCAACATATTCCCCATCTTTCCATTTTCTTGGTGGTCTCCAATGTACTTGATTAACAGCAGAAAATAATGCTGCATCATTAGTTTTTAAACTAATTGTTTCATAATTGTAAGGGGTTGACTCTACTATTAAATCCCAATCTATGTTTCCACCTATTTGTATATTAAATGTAACTAGATTTTCATCTCCATCAATGTGTGGAGACAAACTTGGCACGTTTTTACCATTTCCATGCTTTAAATTATATTCAATATAAGTATAATGGCATAATTTAATTTCTTCATGGTATACCTCTTTTACATAAGAATCCATAACATCTATAATATCCTGTGGGCATTCAAATTCTGTCAATAATCTTGACATGTGTACAACTCTTTTAGGGGCAAACCTATTTGTTGGACAAGTATACTCTTCTTGGTCTCCAGGAACTTTTGTATAAACTTCTGAATCTAAATATTTCATGCAAGAATTTATTTCATCTCTTAGTCTTTGTAATTGATCCTGAGTAAATGGATTAGAAATATAAATTGGCAAAGGTTTTTTATATTTTTCAAAACCAGTTAAGTATTTCCACATTTCTGCTGTTTCTCGAATTTCATTTTTATTAGTATCCATAGTTACATTATACACCATCTACGAATTGTTCAAGTATTGCTAATTCGGTTATTGCAAGTCTAACCTTATTTGTGCCCTCGCCAATCACAACAATTATGGCTGGGTCATTATTATTTTTAATAGCATCTGTAACGGCTTTAGACCAAACTTTTTGATTTAGAGTAAATGATTTTCCAACCTCTTTAAAATCTACTGTAAAATTTTTCCATGTGGCATCTCCCTTGTGAGTATTTCTACCACTATTCTTATGCTGTTTAGCGCCTATTCTTTTTGATTCTGATCTCTCACTCATCTTCATAATCCTTTTTACTTTTTGGAATAAGGCTAACTTTTGATATATGTTTCTTACTACACATCCAAGTTAAATCTCTTGTTTCAGTCCACAATCTACAAACAACAACCTCATCATTACATTTTTGACAATAAAACTTTCCTCTATATGTAGAAAAATTTTCAGGCATTTGCTACCTTTAGTTTTAATTGTTCTTGTAAATCTAAGTCTTCTCTTACTCTATCAATAAATGCATCTCTACCCTGAACTTTTGTGCCATCATCAAGTTGATACCAAGCACCAGTTCTATTTACCATCCCCATTTGTTCTGCTGTATCAACAAGATCACCTATCTTATCAATACCAACATCATCACCTCTAAAATAAAAATCATACTCACCAGACTGAAAACCTGGAGAGGTTTTAGAAAACTGTAATTCCCACCTAATCTTTCTACCAATCTTTTCTTCAATCAACTTATCTCCTACTTTAATTTTTCCCTTAATTGCTTGATTATCTGATTCTGACGAAAATAATTTAATAACGCAAGAGGAATAAAACTTAGTAGCCTGACCACCAGAAGGCTGCTGACTAGTATACATAGCATTGATATTATTACGAGACTGAGAAATAAGAACAAGCATAGTAGGCTTGACTTTATTATTAGCATAGTTAAGCATCTTCCAAGCGTTGCTAAAGTCACGAGACTCTGCTCCAATCTGTTTTGTATTTTCTAAAGCCTTCATATCGTCTGTATCTTTTTCAAAGTAGATAGCAGGAAGCATTGATGTAATACTGTCAATTACAATTAAATCAACTCCAGCATTAATAAGTCCAACTCCAACATCAACCATATCGCTAATAGTTCGTGCTTGTGAATAAATTAATTTCTTAGGATCTACCCCAAGTTTTATAGCCCAATCTTCTGAGTATGACATCTCAGAGTCAATCCATGCACATACTTTGCCTTCTGCTTGTGCCATAGCAATCATTTGTAGACACATGGAAGACTTTGCACTTGACTTGCTACCCCATATCAAAACCTGTCTGCCATAAGGTAAGCCACCACCTAAAGCCTTATTAAGGCCATAACTGGGTGTAGGCTGGTATTCAAAGTTAATTCCTTCTCCAGTGCCCAAACGTTTTCTAAGTTTAGGATCTAACAATGCTAAGACATCTTCTACACTAACTGACATGCACATCCTCCAAGGTTATAGTTCCATCTTTTGTTTTTCCAAAATCAAATTTATAGGTATTTCCTTCTTTAATATGCATATAGGCTTTTGCAAAAGATGTTGGAAATACTGTTATAGAATGCAAATCTCTTGATGAGTCTGCTAATGTTAATAATGCCATCTTCTTTCCAGTTTTTGTTGTTCTTGGTTTAAAGGATACCACAAACATTTCTTCTTCTGCAAATGGCAGTTGTTTATAATTTAAAAATCTAACTAGTGCATTTGGCGAAGTCTTAATTTCATCAACTGGAATAGCAGAAACAATCCTATTGTCTGATGCTAGTAGTAGGTATGTTTTACCAATCTCAATAGTAGTATTCTCATCATCAAATATTCCAATTGATCCCGTTTTATCTAAGACATCAACACGAGACCATCCAGTTCCTCTTTTAATTGACTTAATCATTCCCATTAAAATAAAAGATCCTTTTTCTTCAAAATCTTCTGTTGATTGAATGAATGAGTGATACTGTGTTGGCACTGTCATATTAAACTCTGGCAAATTTAAATACTCATATAAATTTTCTTTAATCTCTTGATCATTTCTAGGATTGTCAGGAAACGTAGCAGCACCTGTAATTCTTAGTGATTGCAAGGCTCTACTGTTTACTCCATTTCCTTTTGTAAAGGTAAATTCTTCAAGTTGTTTATATGATGTAAATGGTCTTGCTTGGATATATCTTTCTGCAATTTTGTCAGATATATATTTGACAGAACTAAGACCAAATCTAATACCTTTACCCTCAATTTTAAAATCCATATCCGAATCGTTAATGTGAGGTAACTTAATGCTAATGCCCATTCTTTTCGCTTCAATAAGATACTCAGTTCTTCCATCCTTATCCTTTTCATTTTTTAAAAGTGCAAACATAAATTCAAGGGGATAGTAATACTTTAACCAAGCGGTCCAATACGAGACCGTAGAGTAAGCAACCGCATGAGACTTGTTGAACGAATATCCCGCATGTGCTTCAAAGTCGTGCCATAAATCCAAAGCAGAATTAGGACTAATGTACTTAGAAGCACCATTAACAAACTTTTCTTTAAACTGATCAAATTCTTTAGCATCTTTCTTCTTTCCAATAATTTTACGTACTTTATCTGCTTCTGCCATTGTCATTCCACCAAGTTCAACGCAGGCTTGCATAACCTGTTCTTGATACAAAACACAACCATATGTATCAACTGTAATTGGTTTCATAACTTTATTTAAGTAATCAATATTTTGTTTACCGTGTTTTCTTGCAATATAGTCTTTGCCAATAGTGTTCATTGCGCCTGGTCGGACGAGAGCATTTGATGCAGCAAGTTCGTTTAAATTTTTTACTCCCATTCTAACTAACAAATTAGTATATGGTGCAGCCTCACATTGGAAAACCCCTTTAGTGTATCCTTCTGAAATCATTTCATAAACTTTAGGATCTTCTAAATCAATTTCTAATAAATTAATTTTCTTATAATGATTTTTTTCAATCTCTGCAATGGCATCTTGCATGACGCTAAGAGTTTTTAATCCAAGTGCATCAATCTTAATTAATCCAATTCTTTCTGCTTCTTCCATATCAACACCAACAACTGGAATTCTTTCATCAGATCCTGGAGATGATCGTGTTTCTAAAGGTGCATATCTAAATATTGGATTCTTGCTTGTTACAACTCCTGCAGCATGAATTCCAGTTCCACGAATACGTCCTCTTAACTGATCTCCATAAATTTCTACTTCTGGATATTTTTCTCTAAACCATAATGTTGTTTTTGAATAACAGTATTCATCCCAAGTATCAACAAGTTTTAATACTTTATTAACATCAGAAAGAGGTATGTCTAATACACGAGCAACATCTCTAACTACACCTTTATCTTTAAATGATAAAAAGGTAGCAATAGAAGCAACGTGTCTATATTGTCTAACTAAATAATCTTTTACTTCTTCACGACGAGTATCTTGAATATCTGTATCAATATCTGGAAAATCATTTCGTTCTGGATTAATAAATCGAAAGAATAAAAGTCCATATTTAATTGGATCAATGTCAGTGATTCCAAGTGTGAAACAGACTAAAGATCCAGCAGATGATCCACGACCTGGACCAACCATAATGCCTTCTTTTTTGGCCCAAGCAATCATACTTTGAACAACTAGAAAGTATGGTGCAAACTTTTTATTCTTAATAATCTCTAATTCTTCACGTAATCTATTAACATATTCTTCATTATCTTGCAGACTTTTAAGTGTCAAACCTTCAAAAGCAATCTTTTCTAATTCATTATCTGGACTTTTATATTGAACTGGAAGTAGATCAAGTCCATCTTGAATATCATAGTCTTCTACTGTATCTGCTAATAGCAATGTATTTGAATATATGTCTGGTCTATCTATCCCCTGTTTTTCCATTGCTAGTTTAATCTCATCATATGACAATAAATGTATGTCAAACTTATTAAAAGTAATTTGACGATCTTCGCCATATAAATAGTCAAGTCTTTCCATCATATTAGTTTTCTTTTTAGATTTTTCATATGTGGCTTCTTTATTAACTTTGCCATGAGTATTCATTAGTAACTTAAATTCTTGAATCTCTTTTTGTGATGTATCTGAATGATGACAATCTGGGGTAACTACAACTTTAATTTCAAACTCATCTGCAAGTTCAATTAAAGACTTATTTATTTCTGGGGTATTATGTGGCATTACTTCAATATAGTAATCATTACCAAAGTTATTCTTAAACCATTTAATATGTTTCTTTGCAATAGCAAATTCATTTTCTTCTAATGCTTTTACAATTACACTACTTGGACATGCAGAAGTTACAATAATTCCTTCACGATATTTTTCAAGTATTTCAAAATCAAATCTTGGTTTCTTAAAAAAACCATCAGTCCATGAAAGTTCACTAATTTTATTTAAATTATCTAAACCAATCTGATTCTTTGCTAGAAGAATAATGTGGTTATAAACAAGGTCTTGTTGACCTTCTCGTTCAGACTTATCTCTTTTATCAGAAATGTCTGCACACATATATCCTTCTAGCCCAAGAATTGGCTTAATGCCTTTGGATTTTGCTGTACGATAAAACTCACGATGTCCTGAAAGTGTGCCGTGATCTGTTATTGCCAAGGCTGGCATTTTAAGATCTACGGCACGACTTAAATATTCTTCTGGAGTTGCAATTCCATCGAATAAGGAATAATGAGTGTGTACGTGCAATCCTGCGTAGTTCATACTACCAATCTGTGTTGGTTGATGAAGTGGTTGACGGTGAGTCAAAGCCTAGATAAAAGGCTTCTTGCTCTGCATAAGGAACTTTGCGAAGTGCAAGTTCTAGTTGAAATGGCTCAATACCAGTCCAGTCAAATGGCTCTTTATCTGGTGCTGCTGGAATCATTGTGTAATTTGTTTCAGTACCCTGACCATTACGCTTCATCTTCCATACAACATTTGAGATACTACCAGTCTCAAGTGCATACTCACGAATAGTATTAAAAGATGATTGCTTGCTAATTCCCATAGACCAAATGGCCACATATGGTTTTTCAATTCCATCATCAACTAATACGTTACAGTAAAAGCGGAGACGACCACGCCATCCAGCCTTTGGGTCTTTACGGTGCATTTCTTCTGCCCAGTCACGACCTTCTGTGTCCATAGTATCTACTGCTTTGCGCTTGTAATCTTTTGGATTTACGTGCTCTTTGACAACTAGAGAAAGTCCACGAGATGCATTATAATTTGCAGAGTCTTCGTCTAGTTCTTCAATAAAGCGAATCTTTACTGATTGTCCATCAGCAAGTTTAAGCCATCTTACCTTTGGTGAGTTTTCATCGTATTTTGGTTTGTCGAGCAGGGCGTTGAT